CTACGAGTAATGAACTTCGACCAAATTGAGATCGCACGCGTCTGCTAGCCAACCAAGTGGGCGTGCAACCTTCCCTTGGATATTCGGCTCTAGAAGCTCAAGGATATTGTGTGCCTGCTCTACCGTAAGACCATGCATCAAAGACACAACACCCCACGCCCGAGCGCGTTGGCTGCCAACCTGGTAAGGAGCGGCATTAGCGTTTAGCACGTGTATGACGTACTTTGCATGATCCTTGAGTGTGAGACTTACCTTCCCGTCTTTACGCACAGTCAGCGAGACTTTCAATTTCACCTCCATTGTGCTCGGATTTTCAGACTCAATTGTTAGTCAAGGTATTTGACTACCGCAAACTTTGAGCTGGCATGGTCGCCATGTCGATTTGACTCACCATTCCAGATGACTGCGTCACCACCGACCTCCTTGGCTTTTTGAGCGACCGCTCCCTTCAAGCCGTTCATGGTTATCGGATTGGATACGCGCTCATCGTTGATAACACCAAGCATTCTGAATTTTCGAGGAGGCTCACCGCTTGTCCAAAAATCGACGCCATCAATGGTCTCCTTTGCCCCGCCCTGCCCCTCAAATGTTCCATTTTTTGCTTCGTACGGTTGAAAGTTTGTGGTCGCATAAAGAGCGCATCCAGAGAGCAATGCTGTGGCGAGTATCGCTGCGGGGAATAGCTTCATCATAAGAAGGCCTTTAGGCAGGTGGCTTCGGAATTATCCCTCCCATTATGGCCAATTATTGCGTGGGAGTTTTGAGTTGGCTCAATGATGCCAAGTGCAGCTATCCCAAGCTCGGGCATAGGCTAGTTTTTTATCCCAGAAATACCTCCAAAACCATCGAAGAAATAAATGCTTGGTCTCCTTTTCAAGGGCCAGCAATGACTAATTGGCAAATTAAGAAACCACCATGTCAAGGTGACCCCAAAACCTACGCAAGCCAATGATTAATAAGGAAAAACGTCAGGTTTTCAGGCGGTGAAAAACAGCTACATCACCCTATACGAATCAACAACTTAGCGTTGTATATTCCTACAGTAGTACCCTTGCCTAGCGTTCTGCCGATCGTCAAATATCCTTTGAATGCGGTGCTACGCTTCCTTGATCCACGGAGGAAAAAGCACATGCCAAATTCAGATCTACTCCCTTCCCTGCTCTTCAAAATCAACGAGAACCAACTCGCTCTGGAAGCCGCCATCATGGAGCTGTCCAATTGGGTCGAACAACGTGGCGCGGCCGAGGTTGCCGACAATGTGCGCGGCGCCCTGGAAGCCATCGATAGGAATGAAGAATTTATCAAGATGACACTCGCGGTGATGATGGCGCCGGAGTAGGCACGGGCATGCAGGAAATTCTGTGCGGATTAGCTGGCGTATTCCAAAGGCGCTAGACAAGGGGTTTCAGCGTCTTCTGAGGCCCCGGAGAGTCCCTCAAGGAAACATTGATTGGTACAAAAACTGGTACGAGATCCATCCCTTCCCCCGGCGTTCTGCCGACCGAATACAATCCCCGCCCGTCCACTGCAATTCGGTGCCCCCCCTAGCTGAATCTGCTGCAGTCGATTCCTGCAGATCACAAAGTTCTCCGTTTATTGCGCAACGGCCCGTCAAACAGCGCCGAGCTCGTTTTCCAGCGGCAACGCCTGGCAGAAGACGAAAAAAAAACGGCGGCCCGGGCTTGTTTGTGGAGCTACTTAACTAAACAGACTTCCTGCTCTGCGCGGCTCTTCTCAGCCCACGTTGATCTAGGCCAATCTCATGCGCCCGCAACAACTCCTGCAGCAGCTGGTTTTTTTGCTCTTCGCTAATCAAGCCGAGCCGGGATAAAGAAAGGATCCGGTACGAACATTCACCCGCGCTTACTTCCATGCCAGGCAAGCCCTTAGAGACGGATTCCAACAACGTTTTCACCGCATCTAGCTCATGAGCCACAGCACTTTCACTAATTTGGTTACTCATGGGGTCCTTCCCTTCGGTATACAAATGACATTATAACGCCATCTATCGCGCCTGCCGAGGTTCCTTTCATGGGAAAAGCTTGTCAAAGGCCGTCTCGCAAGTCAGTCCCCTGGCCCTGGCTTGGTCAGCAACCTCAGCCAGATCGCCCGCTCGCTGGTCAGCGCGCTTGAGCACGTCGGCAAGCACCATTGCGGCACGGGTAGCTGCCTTGCTTGCGGCGGCAGTGCAGGAATTGCCGCTGGTTTCGCTGGTTGCGAGGCGAGCGGCAAGACTGTCGGCTGCCCCCCGCAGGCTGTCAGCAGAAGTGCGAGCGGCAGCAGCGTCAGTAGTTGCTTGATCGATGATTCGTTGCCCATCTTGTACCGCCTTGTTGATTGATTGCTGGTAAGCCTGTTCCTGCGCCCGGACGGAAGCCTCATTTTCGGCCTTTGCCAGGGCATCGCGTGTGTCGCGTGCGTTCCATTGCATCTGCCATTCCCCGTTTGTGACACGCACGCCGTGGTGATAGGCGCCGAACAACATCCCGACCATCAGCGCCACAGCAGCTATATAAGGAAGGGCTCGTAACAGGATCCTCATACCAGCACCGCCAAGGCCTTGGCCCAAAGGCTCAGCCGATCAGTCTGCCCATTCAGGCCGCCATTGATACGCCGGGTGATCCGCTCGAAGTCACCAACATCCGCCAAGGTGTTCAGCCCCTTCGTCGCCCAGAACCAGGCGGCTGAAAGGCAGGCGTTCTGCGGCTGCTCCAGCAATTCAGGTTTACTGATCAGATCCAACCCTAACGCTTCACCGCACGCTGCGTAGTTGGCCCGGCCGGTGATCTGGATCAGGCCACGGCCACGGAACTTGAATCCGTCGCCAGCCACGGTGTTACCCAGATCTGTCCGCCCCTCGTACTTGGCTTGGGCCATGGTCGGCCCCCAAATCTCACGGACATAGACCAACTGACCAGATTCATGGCCGATCTGGGCGATGAACGCTGCCACGCGCTTTGAACCTACAATCTGGTACCGCTGCATAGCCGTGTTAAGGACAGGTGCAAAAACGCCTGCTTTAGCGCCGGCCTTCGGGAGGATCTGCAGCAATTGCTGCTGGGTGATCGGCATACTTTTCTCCAGGCAAAAAAATACCCGCTCGATGGCGGGTGCGGTATTCGGAGCGGCTTTACATGACGTCGACTGCGCCAGCCGTTGGGTCAGCCTCGATAATCGGAATAGCCGGCTCGACCGGCCATTCTGGATTGGCAGGCCATGCCGCCTTGGCGGTCACCTTGCCCAGCGCGAACTTGTACGCCTTCCATGCCTTGATACTGAGTAACAGTGCGGCCTGCTCGGCCTCATCTTCTTCGGTGGCCTCGCCGGCATCAATGCCGTAACCCAGGGTGTCTATCCGATCCTGAATGCGAGCGATCTGCGCTGCTGCTTGCGCATTACGCACAGCCAGGGCGGCCTTCATCTCGGCAAGGTGCTCGGCCAATACTGCAGCGTCCTTCATGGCCTTAGTGATGAGCTGAGTCCAGTCGATGTTCATGCCTCTTCCTCCATTTCGAGCGTCGGTAGCGGCTGCGGCAGAGCAACCGCGCCGTCTGGAACATCAACCAGATCGGAAGGGAGGGCCTGCTCCGGGCTGTAGTTCCACGGTATTGGCAGCAACATCGTTAAGACTAGCTCTCCTTGCTCCATATCGACGTCACCGACAAACCACTCCGCACGGATCGCCGAACGCGGCAGGGTTGCGCCTTCGGTCATAAGCGAGAAATCGAATATTTCGCCATTAACAACAAGAGTGTTACCGACCTTGGTAACTTGGAGCGTGTCATTTCTAATCTGAGGAACAAGTTTAATTATCATTAGTACCACCGACCGATTGCGATATAGCACATGTATGAAACAGCATTACTACCAGGCGAAACTAGCCGCATTGTTAGCCCCGTCGTCGTTGTTGAGCCCTCAGTCGCAGCCCAGCAGAAGTTATTCGATGCAGTGATTGCGGAGGGAGAAATAGACGGCACTTGGATGAACTGTGCCGGAAACGTAAACGTCTGCGCGGCGGAATAAAAAGAGCCGGTGGCGGGGTTGCTGACGCCGTAGAAGGTTGTAGAAATCCCTCTACAAATCAACGTACCGTCAGCGTATTTTGTATAGGTGGCGTTACCAACCACACCAGACTGTAAAATAGCCCCGGTTGGCACGCCGCCACTCTGTGAAACTGTACCAACGCTATTAGTCTTTCCATAAGCGCCAACTGTTTGTAGCGCCGCCAACAGCGCATCCATTGTAGTAACGTTCGTCCCGCCCTTATTTACGGGCAATACGTCGTAGTTGCCGGTGGTGCCCAACGCGGCCATTTTCGAGCCGTAAGTATTTACCCAGTCGCGCACCTGATCAGCCAAGCCTTTTTGGTACCCCTGCACCGGAACTACTGCGTAACTCGCACCTGATGAAGTCGCCCCCAGATACGGTGGAACAATCGAGATCACCGTATCGCTTACGACGTTCCCGAGCTCATATTGTCGACCGTCGGGGCCAATGAAGGCGTCACCGACCCGGGTGTTCGCTGCAAATGCGGTATTTACACCGGTCACGGTGCTGGAATTCAGGGTGACAGAAACCGTACCCAATCTGTGCCAGGGCATTGAATATCTCCAGAAATAAGGTGTTCAGGCCAGTAATTTGGCGCAGAGAAACGGCCGATGACCTTGATCGGTCCAGGCGGTGGTTGCGAGGCTGTACATCATGATCCGGCCGGTGGAGTAGTCGACGCCCAGCGCACAACCACCGCCCGAAGCATCGTTGTGGCAGTTCATGGCAAATGGGTTCAGCGAGATGTACTCGCCTGCTGCAAGAGCCTTGGTAATTGCCCAGATGTACCGGCGTCCCACGGCCAGTACCTCGGTCCCCACATACGTCCAGTTACCCGCAGCGAAGGTCACGACGACCGCCGGGGCACCACTGTCATAGATCAGCGCGGTGCTTTGATCCCACAACCGCAGCCCGTACGCCGCCGTGCCCATCGACGTCCACGCGGCCACGAAATACTGGCCACTCAGCGTGGCCGTGATGTTCGAGGCCTTCATGGTGAACCCGGTCCAGTTTCCCGGGCCGCCGGTGAACCACACCGATATCGGAACCTGGATCACCCCCGCGTCCGGCCTGATAAACACCAGCGGCGGATCCTGGCTGGTGATTGCTCGGGCAAATACCCCAGACGCATTGGTGGTGCCGGAATACGTTCCCTTGGTCAGCATGCACAGGCGTGGCGCTTCGGCGTCGATCTGAATGAACGAGCCGTCATTGATGCTCTGAAATCCAAAGCTCATGTGGCGAACCTCACCGCATAGGCCTTAGAGACGATCCTTGTCTGACCGGTAGACGCGCTGGCGGACGGGTTTTTAGGGCGGACGACCACCTGTCCTACCGCCGTGGTGACATACGGATAAGACTTGGTATTGCCGAGTCCGTCATTTTCCGCCGACTGCACATCCTGTGCCCTGGTCGGAATGATCATGAATACGCAGTTGGCCGGATTGAAGCCGGGGATGTTCAGTGTGTAGCTGGGCGTGGCGCCACTGAAGTCGATCACGCCCTGCCAGATCACTTGGTAGGTAAAGCTGTTGGTGTCCATGGATAGGGCACCGGTCTCATCAAAAACGCGCAGGCCATATGAAGCCATGATTCACCCCAGATAGCCGAGTCGGACGCGCAGCACGTTGTTGGCGTCGTAGACCGAGACGTTGAGAGAGTTGATTATCAGCCTGCCCTGTCCGGGAACGACCCCGTTGATTTCGAGCGTGCCATCCTTGTTAAGAATCCAGCCTTGCTGGCCAGCGATGTAGTTGGTCGAGCTGATATAGCTGCCGATCTTGGCGTTGGTGATGGTGCCATCCATGATGAACGCGGAGTTCATGAAGACCTGTCCGCCCTGCACCGCAAACGGAACCGAAATGGCGCCGCCGGCGATGGTGTTGACGATGGCGAAGCGGTCCGCGGCGACCAAGAACTGGCTTTGCAGGCCGGCTCCGGTGTTCTCGATGCCCAGGCCAATCCCGGCAGCGATGTACTTGCCATCGGCCGCGACCTGCATCTTGACCGACCACATGGTCGACAGCTTGCCGTTGGTATCGGCGAAGGCAGAGGCCGTCTGCTGGATTGCTGCAGTGTTTGTGCTAATCGCTGAACTGTTCGCCCCAATATCCGAGGTGTTCTGCACTACTGACACGCTAACCTGGTCGATCTTCGTGGCTAGCGCTGAGTCGTTAGTGACGACCACCTGTTCCAGATTGGTAATGTTCGCCGCGTTCGCGGCTACCTTTGCATCGAGCGTGGTCTGCCGCTGAGCCATTGCAGAGTTTTCAGAGGTCCGAACTTTCTCTTCGGTAGCAATCGAGGCGGTACTCGTCCACCCCTTCATCGCGTCCGCCAGATCCCCTTCCCCGTTGTCGTCTCTCGACGATGCTCGCAATGTTTGAATGGCCGTCGCTTGAGAAGTGACCACGCCGTCCAGTTCGGAGATATCTACGGCGTTGATTGCCACCTGCTGAGCCAGGCCGTTAGCCGATTCAATCGACTGCCCGACATCCACCCAGTAAGTGGCATTCGGTGGCGGCGTATTGATAGGGACTTGGCCTTTGGCCTGAAAGATGTGGTCGTCCTCCACGACCATCTGGTCTTTCTCGTAAACCTGATCCGGTTTGTAGCCGGTCAGTCCGTCAAGCGCATCAATCTGCGTCTGAAGGCCGGGGATCTTTTGGATTTCCTCCAGCAGGTCAGGACCAAGTTCTGTCTCTGTAATCTGGCCGGCGATCATTTCTAGAATGTCTCCGGCGTTTGAGCTCGACTGCCCCTGCACGCCCATGCCGATTGGATACCACGGCCCGATGTTGCCGATCTTGTCGACGATGCGACCCCAGAAGTAGAGCGTCACGCCAGCAGCCAAGCCGAGCATGGAGAAGTCGCTTTGCGGATAGGCCAGATCGGTCAGCTTGGTCGCGGCCTCAAGACTGGTGGTCGGCCCGTACCAGATTTCAGTTCGCTGGCTGTCCTCGGCACCGGCAGGGAAGCCCCACTTGAGGTAGATGCCGAACAGCAGCGGCGTGGCAGTCAGATAGCTGAGCGCCGGCGGCAGCCCCTCCTTGCCCTTGAGGTCGGTCAGAATCGAGTTGCGCCAGACCGACGATATGTCGAAGGCGCTGACCGCACGCACGCGAGCCACGTAGGCTCCGGCGTAAATGCCGGTTACGTCCACGCTGGTCATCCCGGTGCGCGGGAGCTTGATCCAGTTGCCGCTGTCCTTGCGCCATTCCACGTCATAGCCGACAGCGCCAACAACCGCTGACGCTCCAGCACCTGCAAGTTCTTCATCGCAGAGGAAAGCTGGAACAGTGTTTTGGAATTGCTGGGCAGCGCTACGGCGGCGAGCATCGAGGCGCGACGCATGCCGTTGTTGTCCTCAGTCGTTTCCGCTTCGATGTCTTCTTCGATCTCGACGCGGCGCTGGATGGTCGCCAACAGATCATCCATAAGCAGGTTCGCAAGGTTCGTCGCTTTGCGAATGTCACGCCGGTGACTGCGAACCACCCGGGCGCCTTCTTCTGCCGCCTCTTCGATGATCTCGGCATCCAGTTCGCAGTTCGCGCCTTGGTCGTTGCGAACTTCTCCGCGAACCAGCTTGCTGCGAACCTCTTTCCGTACCTGGTCAGAAAGGTCTCTCGCCCATCCAAGGGCCTTGGCCTTCTTCCTGATTGCGGTGTCGCTCACACCTTGGCGCTCAGCGATGGTTCTGATGGAAAGCGAACCTGCCCGATAGGCTCGTTCGATCGCCTCCCAGTCGGGTTGCTTGGTTGTCATAGCGCTACTCGGAGGCTTGTAATGATGGCTGGATGCCGGTATTAAGTCCGCGCAAACATCGGTGCAGAACTAAGGTAGGAAATGGAAAACCTGACAAAATTGCGAGTCGCGCTGACAATCGGAGCACTTGTCGGGCTTCTGCCAATCACCCTCCTCTTCGCAGCTGGCATCGTGGGTTTGCTCATTCCGCTCTTTCTTGTCATCCAAGAGCGCCCTCTAGTCCTGCTGGGAGGTATATGCGCCTTCATCGTCTCGTTGCTTGCGATATGGTCAGCATGGAAAATTTATGCTCTCGCGATGGCAGCGTCACCAAACGTGCGCAACCCTCGAACGCTCGCATTGGGTGCTGTGGCTGCCATGATTTGGGGGATGTTTCTCGCCTACTATCTGCGCGGGCTTCCCGAACTCACGTGCATATTCCTAATGCCTGGAATAGTCTCGACAGCCATGCTCGCCGTTACGTTGAAAAGGCAGAGAGCCTGACGCAGGTGGTACACCCCTAACGTCGTTCATTTGATGCGACACAATTTGCCCACTCGCGAAACGTGTCGCGACCTACTTGCTCTGACTGCGTTTGATCTGCGCGTCCACCTGGTCTGCGCAGGTGTCGAGCAGCTTGATGGCCTGATCCTTCAGCTCCCACACATCACCATTGAGGCGAAGGTCGACTTCGTCCTGATTCACCCGCTCGCAAGGGATGAGCTCAGGCGCTTCAATTCTTACGGCTTGGGTCTTTGTTACCACTGGCTGCTTTCCCGCGCAGGCCGTCAGGCAGAGGCTGAGCAGCCCAATCACGAACAGGCTTGCTGTTGCGCTTGAGGTCTTCAAAGTTCTTCTCCGCTTTTTTGGCTTTGGCCTGACTGGCCTGTAGGCGCTTGCTCAGGTCTTTCTGGTAATCGGTGTTGCGCTGGGCTTCGGCGCGCAGCGTGGTGATCGTGGCCTGGCTTTCGAGGTTGGCGTCGACCGCCTTCTTCTTCTCGCTGGCTTCGAACGCGACTTCACCCCGTAGAGCGACAACTCGCGACTGCTGGATGCCGATGAGCAAAAGGCCGACCAGCAGGATAATTGCCGCAGCTGCGAACGCCTTCATAGGGAATCAACCTTGCGACCTATGAAACGGGTCACCATTTCTCGGATCGCGGTCACACCGAGGAAGCCAATGGCCCCGCCGGCAGCAACTGAAAGGTTCGAGGGCCACTCCATCCAGGCAATGACGCTACTGGCCGACAGACTCAAGCCCCCGCAAATCAGCGCCTCAAAGATGATGCGCCGCTTGCTGGTTTCCTTGGCGTCGTACAAGACGCGCAGGAGGGAGATAAGAATCGCCATGATTGCGCCCTGTAGGAGCGGATTACTCATTGCTTCCCAGAACTTGGCCCAGCTCTCAGGTCGGTCTGGCATGTTGAGCATCCGGTGATCTCCCATCAGGGAGTGGTGATTGGTCCGGCACTCCCCGCCTCTCTCATCCGCTCGGAGCAAAGACGATGGCGTGGGTGCCAGATACGAGAAAGCCCCTGCGGATGCAGTGGCCCTGAAGAGGGACCAAAAAAAACAACACATAAATGTTGTTATAACACAGAAATGTTGTAGAATGAGCTCATCCAAACAACGAGGCGAGGTGATGAAGTTCAGCGAGTTCAGACGATGGTTGAAGGCCCAAGGGGTGACCTTCGAAGCTGGCAAAGGAAGCCACTTCAAGATCACCGCCCCAAACGGCAACAAGACCACCTTCGCGGATCACGGCAGTAAGGAAATGCCAGAACCGACCCGCAAGGCGATCATTAAACAACTGGGGCTCTGAGAGCCCCTTCACCACATCTGAATCGACTTCATCACCTCCAAAGAGGAGTGACTATGTACGACTACGCAATTCGCTTTGACCAGGATTCCGCCGGCATTGCAGTGTTCTGCCGGGACTTACCTGAACTGAACAGCTTCGGTGATGACCGTGAACACGCTATCGCCCAAGCCGTGGACGCGATCGAGACTACGCTCTCGATTTACGTTGAACAGCGTCGCGCCATACCAGAAGCAACGCCACCGGAGGCTGACGAACAGGTCATCACTCTTCCAGCCGTAACCGTGGCCAAAATCGCACTCTGGAACGAAATGATGAAACGCGGAATGCGAAAAGCCGATTTGCGCCGCCTGCTCGACGTTGCTCAGACCCAGGGCGATCGCCTGGTCGATTTCCTCCACACATCTAAAATGGAGCAATTGGAGGCGGCGCTTGCTGCACTTGACACATCAATTCGAGTGAGCGCGCCTGACCAAGGATGGATCGACCTTCCCTACGGCGGAGCTCAAGCGGGCTTTTATGCCGCCCGGCTAGCGGACGTATTTCAAGAACGCGGCGTTAGCGAGATTGTTGTTGGAGCTACCAAAAGCAATCTGGATCAAGTAAACCCCGCCTCTTTGGACTACTTACTGCGTACTCGTTACGCCAAAAACCCAAACACTATGCAAGCTGTCCAAGATGTAATCGCCGACTTGGTCGCTACCGAGTTGTTCGAGCATCTTCCTCGTGCGGCAGGAAAACGTCCGGCTGCTGTTTTGAAGATCAAAACTTGAGGAAAGGTAGTCTCGCGCCAAGTCCAAACTGAATAGGTGCGCAGTCTTTCCCGCTGTCTGCCGAAAACATTCACGGCGCCGACACCCAATTGCATCGGTCCCGCCGATCGAGTCTCGCGCTACTCCGTAAGCATAGTTAGAACGGGGTACGCGGGCTGCCGGTGTTATGTCGTAGCACTGCACTGTCCGGCTATCGACATCCAGACCTTCCCTAGGGTTACCTGGCTACAGGTGGATCTCAGGCGCAAAAAACCCCGCACTTTGCGGGGTTCCCGTACATCTTTGCGTGTAGTCATTTGGGTTTTACGCGCCTACTTTCCACCCCAAAGCGGAGCTGTTCGCAACTCTAGAAAGTTTTCCGCGCTTGCTTTTGGGCAGCCAGCTTCGCATCTAGCATGCGCCGAAGAGCATTGAGATGTGCATTGTGCGTGCTGGGCTCTACACTGAACCTTCTGCTGCTCAGAAGCTCCGATCTGACAGACTGTGTTAGTCGAATCGCAGGGTTTTGCGCATGCATAATTCGCAGCTGCACAGTTTTCAGAACACGTTGCCCAGGCAGTTGTAGTAAATGACGACAGTAGTACGAGAAGGAAGGTAGCGATAAATCTGCTGACGCCTCCAAGCTTTCCGGAACCATTCATAGAATCACCTCCTCGAGCAGGATCTACGGGGAATGCCGATATCCTGTGGTGATAACTCTAGCCTCCGACTCAACAAACGCGAGTAGCCAACGCGAAACCCGGGTTGACTACCGGTTTTGCGAAAAATGGGGAATAACAGGATTCGAACCCGTGGTCGCCTTCATATGGTCCTGTAGCGGACACCTCAACTCCACGGTACCGGTGCGGTCTCTAATGAGCACTCCAACCTTGGGCTGCTCGATCATTCTCTCCAGAATGAAAAAGCCCCGCACAATGGCGAGGCTCTGCATTGCCAATCCCTAACGCGCAAGATCGACATAATGGGTGAATATTCTATCATTCTCTCACTCATTGCAATGGCTATTTGCTACGCCGCGCAACTTTCGATCAAGCCCTCGGATTCCAGCAATTCCTGAGCAGCCGTCAGTGCCTCGTTCACCTGGTCATCAAGCGCCTTGCGTATGTTCGAACGCCACCGGTACCGGGTCGATTCCGGCTTGCCGTCATTGTCCCAATTGGTGATGTCGTACCACGCTGCAGGCAGGACCACGGCCGAACGCCTACCCTCCACGCCCGCCACCTGCGGGATCGCCCACGTCAGCACAGCGCACTCGCGAAACCGTTGCGGCGCCGGCGACTGTACTGTTTTGATCAGATCGAGGATTGCCCCATGCTTACGCTCATCATGCGTGGAGTACTTCGCGACCAACGCCCGCCAGTGCGCTGCCGACAGCGACTTGTGCAGCCGGCCGAACACCCAGCAGTCAGTGAGGAACGCTGCCTCCTTCCCGACGATCTCCCCCTTCTGCTTGGCGCACTGCACCTTGGGTTCAAAGTCGCACCCACCTGCTGAGTTGATGGTTTCGGCGGCCAACGCCCGAACAACTGCGGATACCACATTGCGATAGATCATGCTGCTGCTCCTTTCAATTCCCTGATCAGTGCCCGGTAATCGGCCTTCATGGTTTTCAAATCTTCGATGGTGTAGCGCTGGACCTTATGAGGCCCTTCAAGAATCTCGACGCGTTCCAAGCCGATCCGCCTCACCAGGTTGATCCGGTAATTCACGATGTCGCCGGATTTGTGGTTGTTGCAGGGCGCGCATTGCTTGTGGACGTTGTCGGGATTGAACCGAAGCTCCGGGTTCGCTCCCACGGTGCGATAGTGGCCGGCGTGCCACTGGCCTTCATGGAAACGGCCGCAGCTCACACACGGAAGCGCAGCGTCACGCAGGCGGATCCATTCGTTGAAAACAGCTTGGGCCTCGCGCAAGTGATCGGCCCGGCTCTTCAGCTTCTCCTTGCGGACCTTGATCTCCCGGCGTTCGATCTGGGCCAGCGACTTGCGTGCCTTCTCCTGGTTCACGTCCTTGATGGCCAAGCCACACTTTGGGCTGCATACAGCCTGACCCAGGCGCTGCGGCGGAAAGCTGATGCCGCAGGCCGGGTTCTTGCACTTCTTCGGTCGGGGTTGTTTGGCGATCAAGCGGCCACCTCGCCCAGCAGATCCGTGAACACCACGCCGCGCCCTGTGAAGTCGGCCACGATGCGATCCTTGTAGGCGACGCCCTGGGCGCGAGTGAACAACCGAGTCACCGGGAATCCGTCCGGGCCGAACAACGGATTGGCACCCATCAGATCCAGCTTCTCCGCATAGGTCAGGTGGCGCATGGTCCGGTACCAGCCGTTGCGGAAATCATCGTCCTCGTTCACCAGGATCTGCACGCCGAAGTGCAGCTTGCAGTAACGGCGGGCATCCTCGACGTCACCGATCTGCGTCATCGCAGCGATGCGCTGGTACAGCGAGAACCACAGGGCGTTTTGATCCAGGGTGCGATCCTTGCCCGGGCGCAGTGACACAACGACGAACTTCTTCTCGCGGAACATGGTGGTCAGGCTGGTGATGGCCTCTGACAGCTTTGCCTGGCTGTTGACGCTGATCTTGTCGGTCATGACGTCACCGCTAATGTGATCAGGACGCAGAACACGCCGATGGAGAAGCCGGCCATGGTGCAAGCCAGCGTGGTCATAGTTTTGTTGGTCGTCGGCTTACCCATGGGCATGCCCTCCCCGGTTCTTGCGCAAGTCAGCCAGCGCCTTGTTGCCGATCGCCGCCGTCACACGACCGTCGACGCGCTCCGGCAGTGCCAACGGGATGTTTCGCAGGCGTTCACCGGCCAGCATCATTCGGATGGTGATGTCGTAGTTGCGGTCGAACAGCTTGCGACTGACTTCAGCCTTCATCGTGTTCAGCGCGTTGAAGCCGCACTGGCTCGCGGCGTGGTACACGGCCTGATGCGACCACTCCCTGCCTCCCGCCTTGCTCGGGTGAGCATTGCCAACGGATTCGGCGTAGGCCGCTTCGTGGGACGGAATGCCGAGGGCTTCAGGGGTCGGCTGGCACATTTGGATGAACTTACCTACCGACGGCGCGAAGTCGCTGCCGAGCTTGCGGCAGTTCTGCAGGCCGAAGCGGATCTGTTCGATCTGCTTGATGCCCTCGGCCATGAACGCCTTCACCCAGGTGCGCTTGGCGGTCATCAGCGCTTCATCGGTTGGCCACGCTTGCCGCCACGCCGGGAAGATCGCCTGCAACTCCTTGAACAGCGAGTTCACGACGTCGACGGTACCGGTGTCGACCTTGAGCGGAGCAGTCTCCACGGAAGGCAGGTTGCCCAAGGTCTGCATGAGCTGATTCGGGGTCTTCATCAGAGCGCCCCCAGGTTGTCAGCCCATGTGGTGTCGTTAAAGTCAGGTCCGGCGTTCTGGCGCGGCGGGAACGGGCGGACGTTGGAAGCAGCGGATGAGGCATTGTCCCGCTTGATCCACTTCACCAGCAGACTCACCCACCCCGCCTGCGTCTCTGCGCGACCGCTTGCCGTGTAGTGGCAGACAAACCCGCCAATGGCCTCCGTGGTAAACAGGGCAACAGGCAATGCCATGCGTAGCGCATAGTTCTTCAGCAGGTTTTCGTCAGGCACCCATTCAAGGGTCATTTCGGTTGGAAGGTTCGGATCAACGAAATCAGCTTCGCTCGCGTGTAGTGAGTTGTGTTGATCTTCTCCTATTCCCTTCCCTTCCCTTCCGGGGTCTACCGGTAGGCTACCATTCGACGACTCCTCGGCGAATTGTCGACGACCGCTCTCCGACTGGTCGTCGAATTCGGTAGGCACGGGCGGATATTTGAAGTTCTTTTTCTCGATCTTCTGGTGCCGCCAGCCGCGAACGTGGAGGTAGGTTTTGCCGTCTACCTGGTAGCTCAGGGTGAGGCCAGCACCTTCCAGCTCACCCAGCAGCTCGCTGACCTCGTTGGAAGTGATGTCGTCCCCTGGAAAGACAAGCGCCTTGATGGTTCTTGGCGCCAGCGGATGGTTGCCGCCGTCGTCACAGAAGTTCCAGATGCCGATGAACAGCAAGCGAGCCATCGGGCGGCAGGACATAACCTGCTCGCTCGACCAGAACTCGGGTTTGACAGTGCGTATTCTGGCCATCATGCGGCCCCCTTGAGTGCTTTTTCGTGCGTGAACAGGCCATCCCACGTCTTCTTCATTGGAAGCTCGCCAGCGAGGTACAGGTCGTACAGGCGAATGGCGCCCTTTTTGAGCAGCACAGGCGTGAACGATACGAATGGCTCTTTGCCGTGAGGAGTGACTTCGTGTTGATGCTCGGTCATGTACTTGTCGCGGGCGTAGGACGCCACTCGGAAGCGCAAGCCGGACTTGCTCTCATTGAAGAGCCAGTTTCGTGCTTCGAGGTATTTGCCAACCTGCATGACGTTGACCCCATTGAGCCCCTTGCAGAATTGGGTGTGGGTCATCCCTTCCTTGAACAGGTTTTCCATCGAGTGGATTTTCTCGGCCTGCTGCTCGACTTGCGCCGTCAGCAATAAGCGGGCCTTTTCAGACTCCATGGCGATCTGCAGGATTTCGATAGTCGAGAGCTGCTGAGGCTTTGCAACCTGCGCCTCCAGCTCATGCCAGCGGCGAATCACTGTCATCCGCATGGCGGCGCTGTAACCTGTCAGCAGGCAGTCGGTATGCTCACGATCGAGCATGTACTCGGTCTGCTCGCGATTCAGCGGGTCGAGATAGATGCATCCAAACTTGGATGCATCCTGGCCGAGGTCTTTGAGCATCGCCGAGACGTCCCGCTTCACATGGAAGTGAGCCTTCCCGGTGAGCTCGGCGATCTCGCGAGATGACATGGTGGTGCGCGACACGTTTTCACCGTTGCCAAAATGTGTCGCGACACTGGCCGGGGTATTGATCGTTTGGATTGATTGGTGCATGATTTGCTCCACAACGCGTTTTAAGAGAGCCGGGTCACTACCCCGGCTTTTTTTCGTCTCGGATTTCGCAGAGGCCCTCTTGGTTACCCTCAAGAGTCCCTGCCGGAGGCCCTCATTGGGGTCACCAACTTCAGCACCTTGGCCTTCTTGCGACCTACTTCCGAAAGAGCCCCGCTGGCAATGGCGAGCTCTGTCATTTCGTTGATGGTTTGGCTGAAGGTCCAGCCATTGGCATGCATCAGCTCTTCCACCCTCTTCCGCGTCTGCGGAGGCAGCCTTTCAAGCTCTACGGTCATTTGGCCCTCCAAAGGGGCTTCAGCCCGCGATATCTTCTTGTTTGTCCTGCATGAGTTCCTCGATCACACCGTTCGCAACGGCCCACTCGATGATTTCGTAGAGATAAGTCGCATGCTGCATGCGAGTTTTCGTTGCGGCTCGACGCAGAATCCGATCAAGAACAGGTTCGAAACGAACCTTCACCGGAATGGCGCGCTTTTGATTGGGGTCCATGTACATGTTTCGATGCTCCTGGCTGTTGAAATGGGTTAAGCAGCTGACTTCTTGGGATGAGCCTCGGCAAGCAGCCAGGCTGGATCGAATGGCTTGCCTTTTACGGCAGCTAGTTCCGCAATTTTTCTGGCGTATTGGGTTTCGCCGGTGTACTCGGTGCGCGGCAGTGAGTCGGCAACAAGCCACTTGTAAATAGCGCGCGGGGTTTTTCCGCAGGCCAAGGCCACGGTCGGAACACCGCCGGCGTCATCGATCGATTTCTTGAGCGGCCGCATAAGGCCTCCGAGTCAAATGTGAACTTACAGTACATATTATGTCGGAACTGAAAGTACATGCAAGGGCGTGCGATGCTGAACCTATGGTTCATATCGAAGAAATACGAGCAGCGTTCGTTGCCCGCCTAAAAAAGGCCCTCTCCGCCCACGGTATCGATCAGTGGGGCGCCGGCGCTCGCCTGGCCGAAATTGCCAAGGTCACACCGAAAGCTTCAAGCAAGTGGCTGAATGGCGAGTCCATGCCAGGCCCGGCTAAAATGGCCGCTATTGCAGATGGACTTGGTGTGAAAATCGAGTGGCTTCAACATGGGGCTGGGGACGACCCCAGCTTCTCGCGGCTTTCTGAAGTTGACAAAGGCGCTGCTGATGAACCTTCGATGTCGGCCGCAGCCATCGTGAGGAACATGCTTGCGAAGCAAGGTAAAGGTCTTTCGGAGGATGCTCGCAGGCGACTATTGGCCGTTGCAGAAGCTGATGACGGCGATGCCCTCGAGATCGACTATTACCGTCCTGGCTTGATGGGCGATGAGGTCTGGATCGCTCACTACGATGTTCGCGCCGCTATGGGTGGTGGGCAAATACCGCACGACTATCCAGAGATGCTTCAGGATGTTCGGGTTAGCCCTCAGCATTTGCGCGAGATGGGAGTTGAGTTCAAAGAACACTTCCATCTCAAGATGGTGACTGGTTGGGGTCAGTCGATGGCGCCAACCATCAAGCACCGTGACCCACTGCTCGTCGATATCAGCATCCGTGAATTCACGGGCGATGGAATCTACATGTTCTCTTGGGAAGGTCACCTCTACATCAAGCGACTTCAGTGGCTGGGTGACGAGCAGATCAACATGCTCTCTGATAACCCTCGGCATCCACCTCAAACTATCAGGGCGGAAGACACTTACATCCAGGCGCGAGTACTTCTGGTGTGGAACGCTCACTTGGTTTAGCCATCACCGAGGCCAAGTCATCTGGAACGAGGCTAATAGCATGGCGCACTCTCTTCACTACCATATAGGTGAATCCGTCCGCGCCATCGAGGCCGAAATGGGGAAGCTGCTCGATTTGGCTTCGACGCTCAAAGAAGCTGGGAATGAGGAGTTAGCTGGAGCCGTCTCTATACAGGCACACAAGCTACTTGAAGCTGCGGTAGCACTGAGAATAGCGATGGCAGGCTGACTGATTAGCTGCTGAATTAGCATTCAGGCGATTCAGGAGTTTTTAAAATGCCAACGAAAAAGCCGGACACCCCTGCTGCAACCGCTGCAGACATTGAGAACTCTATCCAAGCCCTGAACAAAATGGCTGAACGCCTTTGGGGAGATGGCCGGGAAGCTGAGGCGAAAGCCCTCCTTAATGCCCTGAATGCATTGAACCGGGCGCTTGACCGAATCAGAATTGGAGAGAGCCGTAGAATTCTCCACTGAAGGTAAGAACCACGCTGTACCCCAGTCTTCGTAATGCCTTTGTCACACCCAGCCTGCAAAGTGCAGTTAGCCAAAGGGATTTGGCTACGTGATTGGAAAGCCCGGCCGAGAGCCGGGCTTTTTCATTTTACGACTTCACATAATTTTCACGGTGTCTGACCTAGGGTGCACTTAGCTCCTAGTGATTATTTAGCCCGTGCCCCCAGCACGGGCTTTTCTTTCCCTGCCTCTATGTTCCACCCTCCAGCCCTTCCCTCGCTTGCGCAAGCACCACGCTGGCATCTCTAATTAACTGACGCCACTCGGTATGACTAATTACCCCCTCCGCCTCCATTGAGTCAGCCATCTTCAGTAGTTCGTCATACTGCTCTTCAGCATCCATCCGGATTTCCGGTTGTGAGAGAAGACTCCGCCAATCTGTGAGCGCCTTTTTTTTCCGATCTTCGTACATGCACGCATCCTCTATCGACTACTCCGGTAGAGGCGCATGAGAAAATAGCGTTCAGGGCTGGCGACGTATGGCAGCGCGACCAGGCTGCCATACCCAACACACCGCTACTAGGCGAGCTTTTTGCTGATCAAAACGGCGCCGGCTCTTCTATGGGCTCAAAAACTTCCACCGGCCGATCTTCTTCAGCGCTCGCCTCCCACCTCAGCGTCACCGACTCATCATCGTTGAACGTCATGCCTATACCGACCGTCTCGGATAGCAAACCCATAACCTCCCCCCACTCCCGATCACCGTCCGTATCCAGGCGATGGATCGTCACCCAGCGCTGAATTTGCGCTACGGGGTGATTGATCATCGACGACACCCGCAGACCAAGCCTTTCAATCCCGCTCATTTCACGACGCTCTACTGGTTCCTGCTTCTTTGGCGTTACCACTCTCACCTCCACTATGCTGTATATGCATCCAGTATTCGAAGAAATATAGCGAAGCAGCCTCAAGTGGTAAATCCCTAAAACGGTAGGGGGTGATTTTTCACCAAAATTTGTACCGATTAAAATTATGTACTTTTGGTACTTGACTCAATGTGAACTAATGGTTCATATTTAGCCCATCGCAGCGACACACAGCCACTGCGAAGGGCCTCAAAGGGCCTGACCGCTCTTTAACAGTCAGGAATCTTCGCGGATCGATCCCCGGCAACGGGCACAGCGCGAAACACAAATTTCGATCTCCATGCCAGCTCTGGAACTGGCCGGGCTCCCTACAAGGGAGACGCCAAACCATGCAAGCCACCTGGGAAGAACGCCGAACACGAAATGCGTGACCTGGGCAGGTGGGGAAACCGCGGCGCCGAGCATGGGGCGGAACAACAGATTTCACTGGCTGGCCTTGGCGACAGGGCCAGACGGGAAATCAACGGGCAATAAGGAATCGAAAATGACTGTGGACATCAGCAACTTCACCATCGCTACCCCGCTTCCAATTTCCGACACGAACCCTATCTCCCTTGACTTGATCGGCTGGCGAGCATTGATCGAATGCCCAAGCGTCATTTCGATGCTTCCTGACGGATCATTGCAGATGACGGCGCCCACCCTCGGCGCCTCTAGTAAAAGCGTCCATCGGACTCGCTGTGAGTGGAAAGAGCCTGGCTACTGGCTGTTTTCTAGTGCCGCAGACCATTGGTGCCGTCAAGAAATGCGGCTTACGAAGGTCAATTCGTTGCAGAAGGTCGTGATCGGCCAAATCCATGTGCAGGGTTCTGAACGCCCACCGGTAAAGGTATTTTGGAACAAAGGCAAAATCACCATGGGGTTCCGGTCGAGCTACCTGCAAGACGATCCCGTGAATTCGACGGTGCTGGAAAACGTGCCGTTGGGTGCACTCTTCAAGATCAACATTCACGCCAACTCCACCGGTGCCGTTTCTGTATCGGCGAGCTGTAACGGCGTCAAATCTACTTCCGCGATCATGCGCCTCGACAACACCTGGGACACGAAAACTCTCGCCTTCCACGGCGGCGTGTACAACCAGATCGATTACTCCGAGACGACCGATCCTGAGGACGGTTCGATTTGCGTGATCAGTGATCTATCCATCACTCACGGGTAAGACCAACCAGCGCCACGTCAGCCTGACGATAACTGCCCGAGCACCTGGTACTCCCCAGCACCAGGCCGCATCGGAGAGTGATCGAAGCGTGCCCAAGCGGGCTGCAGCGCTAGGATCGCAAAGCCCCGTAAATCTCCTGTGCCGGATCTGCCGGCCAACACCAGAAACGCGGCGGGAAACAAGCAGGGGTAGCGCCCTGGTGTTTCGATCACTCTCCGATGCGGATGATTCTGCACCGCGCAATGCGGCCCCCTGCATCAATCCACAGAGCCGAGCTGGAAAGCCATTGTTGCAAGAACTTGCTCCCATGCAGCATCTGCAGCCGACGCCCCCTTTCAATTTAAGGAGGGGTTTTACCTACTGATCTACAGCTCCTGCATATAGCCGGCGCAGGTACCCATGAGCAGTGGTAACGAAAATGATCGTTACATACTGAGCAAGTTGCCTCCGGCCACTCCTTGTTTCTACGTTCGTGTGTCAACTTGGCTTTTAGTTTTCGAATCGAGTCGAGACCGTTCGCATCCATCGAAACACTCCACTGCAAGCTGGTTCTACCTTTATTCACGGACAGACGGACTTGCAGCGAGTTCAAAGGAGTCGCGCTAGCGGCGTCGGTTCTACAGCCCCACGCGTATCCCACACAAATTGAAATGTCACCTCCGCGCCTGACGGCAACCAGCGGAATGGATGAGTGCAGCCGAGTTTTGTTGGACGACCACCGGTTAACGCCGGATGGATCACCCTAAATGGCCACGCGGTCAATATCTTTAAAACGGATGGGCGGCTCTCGCCTACTCCACCTCGCCATCTGGAGGCGATCATGAACGCAACACAGCTTGCTCAGTTGAGACTTGAACGTCGCCTGCCGCCTCCAGTGAGCGAAAGCCCGCACGATGACGCTCGGGCGGAATGGATCTACAACGCTGCCGAAGACTTACTGCGCGGCAACAATGTGTCATTCCAGCGCCGTATGCGTGCTCCACAGGGCGTGACTTCTGAGGAGTTCGCTCTGACGGTCGACGAGTACGTGAACAACCGGCTCGCTGATAGCGAGGTGCACTCGTCGGCACTTGGCTGGCTGCTGATCACGGCGGCGATTGGGAACGCAGACAAGACTGCGGTGGCCGAGTTGCTCGGCAATAGCGACCATCCGCTGGGCAAGCTTGGCGAGATTGCCGAGACGTTGCTCAAGCCGCTCGCTGACGATGCGCTGATCGCCCAGGCCGAGGATGAGGCGCTGTGAGCCCGCACATAGCAATCGACAACGACCTCGATGAGCTTGCCTGCGAAACCTGCCCTCCCCTCTATGAGGTGCTGGCCCTGCGCAACATCGCCAGCTTCCTGCAGGCGAACACGATCACCATCGAAGAATTCCACCACTACTGCGAAAGGCTGAATCGTGCGGTTGCGAGCCGGCCAAGGAGTTGCAATGAGCACTGCACCGGTTAAAACGCTGATTGACGAGCAGATTGAAGAGATCGAATCGAAGCTAATCATGCTCGGCTTCGGCCTTCCGTTTAACGAAGTGATCGGCATGTCGCGTGAGCGCAAAGTGTCGAGCCTGCCTCAGCGCTTGGCGGCAACCATGAAGGGCGGCCGCATCGCGGTAAGGGTTCGGCCTTGACCGGCTACCAGCGCGCTAAGCGCATCTACCTCTAGCGCGGCTCAGCTCTCGTCCTGATCGGCACCACCTTCGTAATGTTGGCCAGCTCCTACTGCTCCCAGCTCACCCAATAACCCACACCTTCAGACGCTGCGAGCATCGCGGCAAGGATTCCCCATGTCCGCAAATACCGAACTGGCCGTAGTGCCGCCGCAAGAAACCGCCCTCGCCGTCTACAGCACCGAAAAGGGCCTTGAGCCTTGGCTGCAGAAGATCCGCACCGAGATCGACGGCTTCACGCCGGACATCAGCACCCGCAAGGGTCGCGATGCGATCGCCTCCATGGCCTACAAGGTAGCCCGGTCCAAGACCGCGCTGGACGACGTCGGCAAGAAGCTGGTCGCCGATCTGAAGGAAGTGCCGAAGAAGATCGACGCCGAGCGCAAACGCGTTCGCGACACCTTGGACTCATGGCAGGAAGAGGTTCGGCGCCCGCTGAACGAATGGCAGGCTGCCGAGGATGCCCGGGTCGATAAGCACAACGACGCGATCGAACGTATCCGGTTGCTGGCCGTAGATCTGGACGGCATCACCGCCGAGGACCTGGCCGACCGCGTAGCTCAGCTTGAAGCAGTTGCCATGGGTGATGACTGGGAAGAGTTCGAACCGGAAGCCGCTCGCGCCAAGGACAAGGCACTGGGGGTGCTTCGCGCGGCCCTCACCGCCCGCCAGCAATACGAAGCAGAGCAGCTGGAACTGGCGCGACTGCGCAAGGAGAAAGAAGAGCGCGACAAGAAGGACCACGAAGAGCGAATCGCCCGCGAGGCTGCCGAGCGCGCCACTCGCGAAGCAGAAGAGAAAGCTCGGCTTGAGCGTGAAGCTGCGGAACAGCGCATCCGTGATGAGAAGGCCGCCGCCGAGAAGCGCGAGAGCGACCTGAAGCTGGCCGCCGCTGAATCCGAACGCAAGGCTGAACAAGCAAGGCGCGAACAGATCGAGTCCGAGCAGAAAGCGGAGCGCGACCGGTTGGCAGCCATCGAAAGCCAGAAGGCCGCCGTTGAGCAAGCCAAGCTGCAAGAAGCGGCCCGCCAGAAAGCAGCGGCTGACGAAATCCTGCGCCAAAAGCGATTGCGCGAACAGGACAAAGAGCACCGCCGCTCTATCAACCTTGCGGCACTTCAGGCCTTCGTGAAGGGCGGCATGACCGAAGAATGCGCGAAGCAAGCAATCACGCTGATCGCCAGCCGCCAGATCCCCGCCATTTCAATTCAATACTGAGGTCGCCATGAGCAATCTTGCAGTGAAAGACCAGGTCGAGCGCGTGCCGGCCATTCAAATCGAATCGGCGACCATCATGTCGATCATCCAGCAGGTGGCCATGAGCCCCGATGCTGACATCGACAAGATGGAACGGCTGATGCTGATGCACGAACGCTTCCAGGCTCAGCAGGCGAAGCAGCAGTACGACGATGCACTGGCTCACATGCAGGAAGAAATGCCGGTGATCGGCGAGCGCGGTGGCATCAAGGACAAGAACGGCCGGGTCCAGAGCACCTATGCGCTCTGGGAAGACGTCAACGAAATGATCAAGCCGGTGATGGCCAAGTATGGATTCGCCATCACCTTCCGCACCCCTCGCAATGAGCGAGGCATCGAAGTCGAAGGTGTGCTGAGTCATCGCGCTGGCCACCGGGAAGTGACTTCGATTGTCCTACCTGTCGACGCGTCGGGCAGCAAAAACGGTGTGCAGGCAGTCGCCTCCAGCGTCACCTACGGCAAGCGCTACACCGCAGGCCTGCTCCTGAACTTCACCACTACCGGCGAAGACGACGACGGCAACGGCCCGGCCGCGCAGGTTACGCCGCGCGTGACTTCGGCGCAGGCCGCGCAACTCGCCATCCTGTTGGAGAAGTGCAGCGACAAGGCGAAAGAGGCTTTCAAGAAGATGCACGGCACCCCGGCATCGGTTGAGAAATCTCTGTTCGACCAGGTGCTCGCAATGCTCACCAAATCAGCGACCCAAAACAGCAAACCAGCCGAGGAAAAAGGCAATGAAAATAATCAGTAACGTAGAGCAAGGGACTCAAGAGTGGCTGGATCTGCGCTTGGGCATCGTGACCTGCTCGGAACTGGACACTCTTCTGGTCAACGGCAAGGGCGAAGCAGGCTTCGGCGCCGGCGCATTCACCTACATGAACACGCTGATCGGCGAGCGCATCACCGGTGAGGCTGCCGACCCGTTCCAGGGTAACCGCCACACCGAGCGCGGCCATGAATACGAGGGCATTGCCCGCGGCCTGTACCAGTCGCAACTGGACGTCACCACCGAGCAGGTCGGCATCATCCTGAATCATGGGATTGGCTACTCGCCAGACTCGCTGATCAGCGAGGACGGCCTGTGCGAGATCAAGACCAAGCTGCCGAAGTTTCAGGTTGAGGTGATCCTGTCCGGCGAGATTCCCAAGGAGCATGTCGCGCAGTGCCAGGGCGGCTTGTGGGTATCGGATCGCGAGTGGATCGACTTCGTCAGCTACTGGCCGGGCATGAAGCTATTCGTGAAGCGTGCCTACCGCGACGAAGTAATGATTCGCAAGATGAGCGAACGCGTCAAAACCTTCTACGAAATTCTCGACGAGCGCATGAACCGCGTACTCGGCATCGCCGCTTAAGGAAATCCCATGCCAACACTTACCGACGTCGGCCGTATTGGTCGTGACGCTGAACTGCGCTACACCCCTGGCGGTGATGCCGTAATCAATCTGGCACTCGCCTGCGACTACGGTCGCAAGGGCCAGGACGGCAAGCGCCCGACTCAATGGGTCGATGCCACCCTCTGGGGCAAGCAGGCGGAAGCCATGGCGTCCTATCTGCTCAAGGGCCAGCAGCTCTACTTCACCATGGACGACGCCCACATCGAGACCTACGCCAAGAGCGGTGGCGGCGAGGGTTTCAAGCTGACCGGCAAGATCATCCTGATCAAGTTCGTCGGCTCACCGCCTCAGGCGGCCAATCAACCGCAACAGAGGCCGCAGCAGCAGCAGCCACGACAACAGGCGGCGAACCGACCAGCGCAAAACCAGCAGGCCGCCCCGCCCGACAGCTTCGACGACGACATCCCCTTCGCGCCCCTCCACCATTTAAACGGTGTCTGACATGGACCAAGCATTCGAAGAAGCCGCAAAGCGGCAAAGTGGACTGGAGGCGGCGAAAGCTGCCTTCTTTGCTTCTGGGGGTCAGGCGCAACTGATCCCGACTGGCCTCGGCAAGGACAGCCCCGGCATCGCTCAAGTACCGAAACCGGCCTACGGCTATCGGAACATCGAGGCGCCGAAGAGTAAGCGCGGAAGACTCATCAGCGATGACGAAAAGGCCGCTCTCGCCGCTCAGTTGGTGGAGTGCAAAGCAGCCGGCATGACGCGCTACAAGGCCAGCAGGCATCTGGATATCAGCGAAACGCTTTGCCGCCGGCTGATCGCCGATTACTCGCTCGACTTCCCGGCATCAGCATGAAACGAATTAACACCCAGGTGCGCCAGCGCCGACGACAGACATGGCTGGATCTACCAGCCCACCGAATTGAAGAGGCAGGACATGGCCGAGGAACAGCAGGAGCCGACGGCGGAAGCCATCAAGCAGCGCAAGAAGCGCGAGAAGGAAGCTGCCAAGAATGCCTCGCTAGGCATCGAGAAATTCACTATTGAGGTGGCCGGCGTGTTCAAGCCTGACCTGCACAAAGTAATGAAGGCACACGGCATCAACAACCAGCAGGATATTCATCAGCGGCTGCTGATCAACCTCATCGCCGCCGACTTCGAGACGCAGGCCTGGATGCTGCGGAATGTCACGACACCTTATGAAATTAGCGAAAAGGTGTTGCGTCAGTTGAGAGCGGCGGGGCTGCAGCACTTAGCGAAGCACCCCGGCGAGCCAGAAGATGAAATTATCGATCAGACCTTAATTACCACGACTTAGCTGTACATTTTGTGTAGTGCACTCTGCGGTGCTAACGGTGCCCATAAAGGCATTCATCTTCACCGCACACTTCTCAATGTTCAGACCGTTGCGCCCATCACTGGAAATGTTGGTTACGTAAGGGCCGGCAGTGGTGCAGCCAGCCAAGAAAGCGAGAAGGCCTAAGGTGATGATGTTCAGCTTCATGTGAATCCTTTTGGATTTGCGGCAGATCCGATTAATGGCCGCGAAGCTTATAGCAACGAGCCACTACAAATCACCTACCCCCTGTCGCCTCCGGTCACGGAGGGCGGCGCCTGACTGGACTCACTATTACCGGCGACAGACATGGCTGGATTCACCAGCCCACGGAATTGAAGAGGCAGGCCATGGCCAAAGACAATGCGCAAATTCAGCGGGACAAGCGCGCCAAGGAGCGTGCCCTGCTGGATCGGATCGGCGCCGAGAAGCGCACGCTGATTGTGTCGAAGGCGCTTGCTGATGCACTTCAGGTGCTGGGTGAGCGCCACGACTTCGAGGAATGGCAGGAGACGGTATCGACGTTCCTGATCAACATCGCTGGGGCACCTGCTGAAGAGTCCGCTCGATTCGCCGACATGTCGCGACCGGAAATCATAATAACGGAAAAACAGTCGCGACAGCTTGAGCAGTTTGCCGAGGCTGGTATCAAAACTAACTGAAAGTACAGTTAAGTCTTGGCTGCCCCCCCTACTATTGCCCGCATGTACAATGCGGCTTCATTAGCGCCGAATGACCGAGCATCAAATTCATCCAACTCGCCTACGTCAATTAGCATATTAGTATCCAAATTATCAAAGACCTTGAATTCTGAAATATACTTTTTAAAACCATTTCCTTGCGTACTGAGGCAATTGTAATAAAGCACAACAAGCTCAAAATCCGACAAAAATGATCTGACTATGCCGCCAAACTTAGGCGCATCTGGATGACCCGACTCTGAGATAAATCGAAAAACAGAATACAAGCTTCTAAAATACAAACTCAAATCACCTTGATACTTGAGCCACATGAGTTCATACGCGTCATCAAGCTTACTGTACTCTGGAGATATACTCTCACGGAATTCAGTTTCAAAAAAACGATACCAAGCCTTGAAACAATCCCGACCAGAGTATAGTAACTCACCTTTTTTCTTCAGATCGAAGCCACTGACAACACTCTGCTGCAATGCCAACATATTATAGAACTGAGATTCTATTTGCTGATTCGAGACTTGGGCACGCGACTCGATTAAATCTTTTCTCTGAAGGAGCATCGTAATTAACACACCTGAGAAAGCCAAACCTGAGAACAACGCATTCAAAGTTCCAAAACTATCGCCAAATGTACCTTCACGAAGCTTTTCTGGAACGCCGCCAAAAGGAACATCCCAAAGCATAGTAATAAAAAAAGAAACATAAACAAAAAAAACCATAAACAATAAAAAGGCCACCTTACTAGAACTACCCAGCCTATAATTCAAGCGCCTTGAACAACCAATCAAGAGATAGCAGAACAGAAAAATACAAACTATCACACCGACATAAAACGGCAAACTTAGGCTTGAAAAACTGCTTGCATAAAATCCGCTTACGACCTCCTCGCCAGATCGTGAAGAGCCCATAATATTCGTATAGCCGAGATCTTTCGTATCTAAAGTAAACCAATCGACTCTTTCAGCTGCCATCATTTTGTCGCTTTTTTTGTGTTCTCGAACCCTGCTAAATACCCTATTTATATCCAAATTGCCACCACCGGTCACGGAGGGCGGCGCCTGACTGGAGAAAATCCATGGACGACCAGTTCTACCTGCAAGATAGTCGCAGCCATGCCTACGTCGGAGACGGGTTGTCGTTCTGGGGCTTCTGTGGCTCTGGGTACGTCATCGACCTGGCCAAGGCCCAAGTGTTTACGCGGGACGGTGCTTGCGACCACCGAGACACCGACATCCCGTGGCCCAAGGCCTACGTGGATGCCAGAGCGCGAACAGGTGTTGACTGCCAGTATGTGACGCTGAGCGAAGCGCTGGACCAATACCCCGACGCAGCTGAGTTTTACATCCAAAAGCCGCAGAGCTGGAATGGAAACAACCTGATTTGGCTTTGTGAGGACGGCGTATTCACCAGCGATCTGTCGAAGGCAGTCGTAGTGCCGAGGGATCACACCATCACCTGGATCGGCAAGCTGGGCTCAAAAGGCGCCGTAGTGTGGCCCAAGCCATACATCGACAAGTTCGCCCGCCGGATGGTTGAGCGAGATGACGTGAACATCAAGGAGGCCTTGCGCGGCACCGGCATAAAACTGGCCAAGCCGCAAAAGCCGCGAATGATGATGTTCAACTGCGATGGTTGTGGTCGGTTCATAAGCGACGCACAGCGCTACCGGGAAGACTGCCGGAACTGTGGAGCAAGCAACACGCCTTGATCCTGCTCCATGCCGGGCCGAACACAAATACCCCACTTCAACGAATCACGCCAGCCGGCTCGACGTTGGATAAGCCGGCCAAGTCGCGCCATCGGGCAAGATCACCGATCAACTTGAGCCCGGCGCGCACCTGAGACTCAAGTTGATCTTCAGGGAGGCTGAGCAGCCGCACAACCTCATAGCCGATCAGACGTATCGCTTCCACATCGGTTTTTGTGCTCATCGCAATCACCGTCAGGTTTTGCTGAGTGCAAATCATCAACCCAATTAACGAATCACGCCAGACGGCGATGTCGGTGACTGCATGGAGATTTCTTAAGATTCACAGTGTTTGGAATTTACCCTTTTATCTCGAAGTTGCGTATCTCAATCTAAGCCCGAAGCGCAGATCTCAGAACTACCACGTCCTTTAAAAATACACCGTTTATTGTTGTATTACTCATATAAATACTTGAAATATCAAGAGACCCTGTCCCGATAATAAAGCGAAGTGCCGAAATTAATGGCGCTTTCGTGGGCAAAAACTTAATATCAGAAACAGAAAGCCCACAATTAAGCTTTGTTAGTTGCTCCGCAACAGCTTTGTAAGCGAGTGCTTCTTTTGCTGGAAGGTATCCATCAATATTTTTTCCGCATAAAATCAAGCGCCAATCATCAATATCGTCGTAATAGTACCAAACTACCAATTCTGGCATCATACCGGAAACATCGAGCGCTCTAAGCAACCGCTGCGAGTCGATGACTTGCGAATCTACCAATGTTTTTTCAGCCATTGTAAAACCCCATGCTCTGCCTCTGAAATCGCGACTAATAAAGAGTTTGATGTTACGGGATCCCAAGTGCTATACCGGCTGCTCTCGCTCCAGTTGCAAACGACACCCCAGTAAGCGGCTAGAAGTGCATCTTTCTTACAATCTTCTTTGAAATCATTCGACAGTCCGGACGCGGAAAGCAATGTATCAGGACGATGAGTATGGATAGCAGCTACAAATGACTTGTCAGGAATCTCGTCCGCCTGAAACTGTCTTGATATACATGATTTCAATGCAAGTTCTATACAGTAACCAGCGAGATAATATGCTGATGAACTTCTTCCATGCTGCTGGAGAATAATTGCATCCTGAAGTCGCGCTTCCGAAAGCTGTTGAAGGTCCCGTCTAGTCGTCAATTCGCAAGCTCCATGCGTTCGTTTTGTGCCAGAAAGCACTCATATCACCACAACATCAACAAATAAACCTATTTCAATAAATCCTGCCACCGCCCGGGCATGCCCCGGTATAGGACGCCCCATGCCCAAAGAAAACAAACTCGCTCTGAAGCGTCAGCGCGCCGATCAGGTCAACCAGGCAATCCGGATCATCGCCGACCATGGTCGCCGTTTCTTCTACAGCCAGACGGTAAATCGCTACGCCAGTATGGAGGTCGATAACCGCGGCAAGGTCTGGTTCATCGACGACTACACCGGCAAGCGCATATTCACACATGACACGGTATGGGGAGGGAGATGGCGCGGCTTCAGCCACGGAGGCACGCTGAAGGACCTGGTCAAAGAATTCCGCGACTACATCTGCACCGGCAAGCAGCTACATCCAGGGTATCTCGGTCCGGAACGGTTCAACGACAGCAACATCTGGGGTTACGACGAAGAAGGCATGCGCGCGGTGCGTGAGCAGGCTGGCTCGCTTTCCGTGTTCCGCCAGACTGCCGCAGAAACAGCATGAAGCGAATTTAGACGTCGATCAAGCGAGCTGCCTGGTTCGAATCGATGATTGGAATCGCCCTAGTGCCCTGATGTTCTGAAAACCACTTCCGCGTTAATTCCACGTCGAAGTGCCATTTATGGGTTTTCATCAGCACAAGCGCGGCACCAGTGATCCGATAGTACCCGCACTTCGGACAAATTCTTTCCTGATAATCGACACCAGCATCGACGATTGCCGCTGGCTCATAGCAAACCAAACAAGTCATCGCTCCCCCTTTGCCTAATGGCCTCACTGCAACCATTCCTCACCACTCTCAATCACCCGGGCAAGCCCCGGCGCGAAGTACGCTCTATGCCCACAGACACCGACACGGGCAAGTGCGCCCACCCCATCAGGGAGTGTCCAGCAACGCCAAAACGCAGCTGTTCAGCGAATCAATAAGCTGCTGATCAAAAAAACAAACGAGATCGCGCATCACCAAAATTCATGAACCCACCCAACTCTGGCCTAGCAATCCGTGCCTGGTAAAGAGCCAGAGTTGAGCAAGTGGCCAGATAATATCAAATGGATCCAATCCTGTATTTAGGCTGATTGCCTAAAAATCAGCCGCTATAGCAGCCGAACACCAAACGAGAAGCTCAGATCGCAGGCGGAAAGTTACCGGCACCCGTTACTATCGGGGCATTCATAAAGGTGTCCCAGCACTGATAGGCGTCGTGCTGCCTCTTGGTCGCCATTTCCCATTCAGGTCCCGAAACACATCTGTACGACACAAGCATCATCATGCCCATGGTTGCTGCGTCGAGCTCTAATAACAGTTCGTGTGATTTCATCCTGAAGTCGTCGATGGATGCCATGTCGGTGCCCTGGGCGGAGCACACCGCCATCGAGTAACTGTTGTCACTCAGGCGGTTGAGTGTGGTGTGAGGACGATAGTTCATACCCATTCGATCGTAGATACGCCAACCACCCCTCCCCCTTCAAAGTCAGCCGCTATAGCGGCAAGGACGAAGTCATGCCTGAAGAAATCAATTTGATTCAGCCAGCCCCCGTCGTGCGCGACGAGGACGGCATGTTCCAACACCCCGATATGCCTGATTTTGATGAGGGCGATGAGGAAAAATGCAAAGCCTGGATCGCTGATCAGGGGCTGCAGGTGAAAATGGTCGAGCTCGAATACCACAGCGACCAAACGGTATCTGGCCGTTACTTCGAAGCGGGTGATTCGGATTGCAGCTTCTGGGACCCAGATAAACCAGACGGCGAAGGCTGGTTCTGCCTGGCGATCCACGACACTGACAATGGCCCGGTTTGCTGGTGGGCTCGCCGCGAGGTGAAACCATGAAAGCACTTTCAATTCGCCAGCCCTGGGCCTGGCTGATCATCCACGGCGGCAAGGACATCGAGAACCGAACCTGGCACACAAAGCTTCGCGGCAGGTTCCTAGTGCATGCGGCCAAGGGCATGACAAAAGCGGAGTACATTGCGGCGCTTGAAGTTGTTATCGGCGCCGCAAGTTTCGAAACCTTGAAGAACCTTCCCATGATGGAAGACCTTGAGCGTGGCGGGATCGTCGGCTCGGTCGAGTTGGTGGATAGCATCGACACCAGCGAATCGCCTTGGTACATGGGCGAAAAGGCGTTCGTGCTGCGCGATCCAAAGCCGCTGCCGTTCACGCCGCTGAAGGGACGGCTTAACTTCTTCGATGTGCCTGATGAACTGGTGACCCTATGATCGCCCTCGCCTGGTTCGCCCACGTGTATTGCTACAAGGGGCCGCGGCGATGAAGGCGCGTATCGAGAAGAAGCTCAGCAAGCGCATGGTTCATCTGCATCCATCGCTGTATCGCCGCGCCTGGGTCGATGACGACCATTCAGAGCTGGCCTATGAGCAGAATTCCTCCGTCCGACATTGTCCGAGCGTTGGCGGAGGCACCGACTACTGGGGCGAAGGTCAGGACGCATACACCGTATGGGCTGATTGGAAAAGCTGCTGGCCCTGGCATGGCCCCTTCGAAGCATTCCCCGAAGGCCATGAGTTCGAATGCTATCCGGATACCGGAAGATTCAGGCCGACCACGCGCAACCTCCTGAAACTGGCAGCTGACTGCGAGCTGACCGAAAGGATGCGGCGATGATCCTGCGCGAAGGCTTCATTCGGCGAAAGCTCGAGGCTTCCCTAATCCGCCTGGCTATCGCAATCCTCATGGGCCGCAATGTTCAGCGCTCCCTGGTCGTGTCACGCCGCGACAACAACGACATGTGGTACATGGCCGAAAAGCTCGACGCCATCGCCACCCGCATCAGCAAGAAATATCCCTAACCCCTCCTCCACCTACCAGCCTGCCGGCAAACGGCGGGCGAGGAATCCCTATGGCTTTTATTGCTCCGACTGCCGTCAAGTGTCCGAGATGCGACTACACCGGGCACGCCCTGCGTGAGACCGCAAAAGGCGGTTACTGCCCAAAATGTTTCGATGAATTCATCCAGCGGCATGTGCCGAGATTGGTGCCTGATCCTGATGGGAAGAAATTCGACCCCAATAGCCAATTCGTCACCCTTTAACCGCACTCACCTTCTGCCGCCACGCGCGGCATGGAGCATCACATGAAAAAAGAGCTGATCAAAATCAGTGAATTCCAGCGCCGTCGCTGGGGGGAAAACGGCACCCCGCAGTGCCCGCAAGCGATCCGCAACCACATCCGCAATGGGCAAGTGCCCGGCGAGCAGATCGGCAAACTCTGGTACGTTGATTGGACAGCGTTCAGCCGGTCAGACGGCAATGATCTGGTCGCGATGGTATTGAAAGGAGCTGCATGATGGTCCCACGGCCGCGCAACAAGGCGAACAAGAGCCTCCCGCAGAACCTGTACTTTGATTCGCGGCGCTCGACCTATCGCTACCGCCGGCCAACCGACGGTAAGTGGTTCCAGTTCGGCTCTGACCGGATCAAAGCGATCGATGCCGCGAAGCAGTTGAATCTGGAGTTCATGCGCGGCGCGGACTTGGTCGGCGCCGTGATGGGCAGCATATCGGAATCGTTCGCCGGCTTCCTGGACGCATACGAACGCGACGTGCTGCCGCCAAGGGAATTGGCAAAAGGGACCTTGGGCCTGTACGCCGTGCACTTCCGCCGTTTCCGGAAACAGTTCGATGGCAAAGCGGTCGACCAGATCACGATCCGCATGATCGCGGAGATGCTGGACGCCCTCACTCCGCGCACTGCCAACCAGTGCCGCGCCCTGCTGATCGACATCTTCAACCACGCAGCGGCCAAAGGCCTGTGCCCGGACAACCCGGCGGCCAGCACCATCAACCGAATCGAGAAGAAGCAGCGCAAGCGGCACACAGTCGAAGGTCTGAAAGCCATCCGAGAGAAGTCTCCGTTCTGGCTGCAGAACGCTATCGACCTGGCACTTATCACCGCGCAGCGCCGGACGGACATCTTGAATATGCGGTTCGATGGTGTTCGAGAAGGTTTTTTGTATGTGGTGCAGCAGAAGACAGCAAAGGCCAGTGACGCGGCGTGGATCCGGTTCAAGGTGACCGAAGAACTCCAGGCTGTGATCAGCCGATGCAGGGATGACATCGTCTCGCCTTACCTCATTCACCGCCGGCCCGATCGCAAAAAGCAGAAGCAGGCGCAGACGAAGGATCACTGGACGCAGGTCGAAGAACGTTATTTGACGCGGGCCTTCAAGGAGGCTCGGGAATCGGCGGGTTGTTACAAAGGGTGGAAGGAAGAGGAAATGCCGGGCTTTCACGAAGTGCGAGCACTGTCGCTGCACCTGTATCAAAAAGCCGGAAAGGATGGGCAGAAGATCGCCGGTCACGCCAGCGAGAGCATGACCAAAAACTACCAGCGCGACCATGCCGAAATCGTCTGGTCAGAGGCAATCCCGGACCTGAATATCAGCGAAATCACCGGGTAGTTTTGCGCCAGTTTTGCGCGGGTTTTGCGCAGACACAAAAAAGCCGATCTAGTTGATCGGCTTAAGTGTCTGATTTTACTCAGGAATAATGGTCGGGACGGAGTGATTCGAACACTCGACCCCTAGCACCCCATGCTAGTGCGCTACCGGACTGCGCTACGCCCCGACTAGGCGTGAAACCTGTTCCTCATCTCGAGGAACGCTCAAGAATATATCGCAAGCTTTTGAAAACTGGAAGTATTTAAAAGCAGGTTTTTATTTCTTGAGAACTACCAGAACATCTTCGAGCTCAGCGATCATCTGGCGAATCATTTGCTTGTATTGGGTTGTGTCGTCTTTGGCTTCATCACCGGACAAACGCAGGCGCGCGCCGCCGATGGTGAACCCTTGATCGTAAAGAAGCGCGCGGATCTGCCGGATCATCAGCACATCCTGGCGCTGATAATACCGGCGGTTTCCGCGGCGTTT